CGCTAAATCTTCCGGCCTTTGCCATTTGTTTGGCGGGGCCAAACATTTTGTCTGAAAATCTATTTGGCATATTTAATCTCCTACCCCGTTGGGGTTGCTGAATCCCGAATACCCGCCATTTTGGTTGTATGTTCCAGTGTTGTTGTTAACTCCGTAACCGCCCCCAGCAGATATGAACCCACCGCTATCAAACCCGCCGTATGAATAAGCAGGGGCGTCACCAAAGTGCGTTTCTGGGTTGATCTCGTTTGCAAATGCTTTTCCATCGGCATTCGTTGTCGGACTATTCATCATGTTTTGAAATTGCTGGTAAGCCCAACTTGCAATGCCTTCCCTGCTAAGTCTTGAAAGAGGGCCAGTTAAGTTTTTGATGCTCCCTTGATTATATGACGCTGGGGCAAATGCCGCGTCTGCAAAGGCGCTGAATGAATCGAAACTACCCGCGCCTAAATTTGGAGCAGAACCCGTGCCGCCAGTGCCATCTGAATCAGCAGATGAGCTGTCGAATTGGCTCGGATCGTTTCTGTATAAGCTATACAAACCACGGGCGGCATCTGTTACTTCTTGTTGTGCTAGTGAAATCGGATTGTCATCGACAGTTTTGAATTCAGTCCATCCTTCTCCAGAAAACCCCTTGGTATGCATCTTTCCTTTTTCATAGTCATAAGGTTTGATGCCGAGTTTTTCGTATGCGGCGAATAAGTTATCCTGAGATACTAGGGGTTTGCCTCTTTTTAAATTCCCTGATCGCCCAGATGGGCTTATAGCTTTCAAGAAAATGCTCATATCTCTTGCGGCCAAGTCTTCGTTAGTTGCCCCTGACCCTTTACCACTGACGACTTGCCTTCTAATGTCTGGACTTACCTCGTGTAGAAGCTTATCCAGTTCTTTGTTGGTGCTTTGTTCAAATGGATTTCCTCCATCTTTGCCAAAATACATGTACTGATGGAGTCCCTCTTTGTCGTTATAGACATAGCGGGTGTTGTTTAAGATTGTTGCTACGGCCAGTGCTTGGTTTTCTGCAAATTTTGATCCTCCAATTGTGGATTCTGATCCCGTAGGTTCGGGCTGATTGGACTCCCATACATTGATTAGGTCAGAGAACACACTAGCGGTTGATGGCCTGTCTCCTTCTTTTTTGTTGTCCATTGTGCCTTTGTAGAACTCTAAGGCTCCAGTGAATGGATTGATCGTACCTGCACCGCCAGCTTTTTTCAGAACACCTGCCTCTGCTTCAGACAAGTGTGCTATAAGCGTGTCTCCAAACCTTCCCTTTTCTCGTAATTTGCTAGTGAAGCTTTGCATTAAGCGGCCACCTTGGTCACTGCTAGTACAATTTCAAGACCAACGGCGGATGATGGGCTTGTGACATTAATGCCAATTGTTTTTGAAGCACCCCCTGTCTGTGCGTCTATAGTGATTGAGTTGGCTAGGTTCTGTTCTACGGGCGAGGAGCTTGTAGAAATTGCAGAAAAGCCAGATACGTCTACACCGTTTACCTGTATTGTGACGTCACAGGTTCCGCTTACTGTTCGTGCGCTGATCTTGTCGATCCGTACAATCTCTCCGAAGATACGTTTGATGACGAAAGTTGTGGGGGATGAGATTGTTCCAGAGTTGATGAAGTACATCGAGTCTAATGCCATGACAGATGGGATCTGGCTTGCGGCTAGTCTACCTGTTGCATCAAGTGCGGCTACGCCAGAGGCTACGCCTTTTTGCGTTAGCGGTATGTAGGCAGAAAGATCGACTGTCCTGAACTCAAGTGCCGTTCCTGAACTGTTGATGTGTAGAGACTTGAGGGCGTCTGTTGTTGTGAAGGTTGGTATGGCTGTTGTGCTTGCAAAGTTGAGCCACTGAACGCCGTCATGGAATTTAGGTGTATCTGGTGAGGTTGATGTATCAATCCAGAAGTTACCTGCTACTGCATCTGTGCCTGTTGGGGCTGATGAAGATACGAATGTTTTGCCTCTGTTGGCTGTAAGGGCCGCAAGATTGGCAACTCGGTCTTGAGGAATTTGGCCTGCTGTGATTGCGAGCTTCGTATATGGGATGAAGCCACTGCCATCCAAGTAGTCGTCTGCTGTAAGTAGGCCGCTGACTTTTGTGGTAGCGGTGTTCTCGACGGTTAGGATTGTCACTTCGTCATTGGCTGGGAGTGCTGATGTAAAAGTTACAGTGTTTTGGTCTGAAGACGAGGTGTAGTCAGCAGTCCCGCCAGGGGTTTGAAAAAGACCGTTTCTGAAGACCATAATTTCTTCTGACGCGGTATGCGTGAATGGGAACACTGCTTGGCTGGCACTGGCTGTAGAAGAGGTTCTGCGAAAGTTGGATACAGAGTTTGCTCGTAGCTTGATGATGTAGACTTTGTGACCAGACGTCACGCCAGTAGCCATCGTTACAGTGTTTGCTGTTGCATTTCCTGTGTATGCAGTTGGTACTTGAAGCACGCCATTGACGAACACCATGAGATCGTCTGTTGTTTCATGGGCGTATGAGAATACGGTTTGACCAGAGGTTGCTGTGAACTCCGTTCCTCCGTTGAATAATGGCCCTTCAATCGTTCCTAAATCGGCCCCAGCAGCTCCCCTTATGTCTGCGGCGGCAACTATCGTGATCCACCCTGAGGTTGTGTCGGTGTAAGTGCCAACACGATACTGAAGGTTGGACGATGTGTCTAACCGCATTTCCAGCGGGGCTATGAGTTTGCCCGTTGAGTCGAAAAGGACACTCATTAGCTCACCGAGCGTAAAGTCACCTTTCTCGCCGCTGACAAGGTATCGAATGACGGAGTTGAACTCGTCGTCAATGTTCCCTGTGGATCTGTAATTGGATGGGTGTAACTGTTGTAATCGAGCCATGTCTTGCCTCTCTAGCTTGGCTGTTTAAGCTCGACTGCGAAGCCGAGAATTTCAATGTCGCCCATGTCTACGCTTTCAAACTTCAGTTGCAATCCTCTGTATCGAAGCTGAAAAGGAATACGGAACTGGACGTCAAGTGCATCAGACGGGAAACCATCGGGGTTGTCGTCCCGTCTTTCGATTGCAATAGTTTCGGACAGGACTTCTCCCCCTTCTTCATCAAATGCGGTGATGAGGAGCGTGCCACTCCCTGATGCTTGAATGACTAGAGCGCGGCTTTCCTTTATTTCATCGATTAGGCCATGCCAAAGTATGGGAGTTTCAACTAGGAATTTAGGGCGAATGAAGTCATCTGTGAGATCGTCTTGTGGATTGAGTTCTAAAAGTTCGTCTAATCTGTTGTAGGTTGTAAATGCTGTCCCGAATGTCATGCTTCCGGCTAGGAATGCGCCACATCTAGATGCTCCTGTGTCTGATGTTGACCATGTCAGGCTTTCGTAGCCACGCCTAAACTCACCAACTAGGGTTTTGTGTAACCCATCAGCCATTGGGAAGAAGATATGTAGCCTGCCAAGGTCTTGGTCGTAGGTGCAGTTTACAAAGCGAGGGCCAATGCAGGCTCTCAAAAATTCTTTGTAAAGATCTTCTATTTCATATGACAGGGTTCGTGTCTCGATTGATATACCGTTTTGTGAAGACCGTATGAGACTGTGAACTCCGTGTCGTGAGCAGAAAATTATATCACTGCCAACTTGAGCTATAGCATTGTGCGCCACTGTTCCTAACTGTACGTTTGCTCTCGTGTCTATTTCCCACAAGGCTACGTCTGGGTCGACCTTGTAGACAACGCATTGGTCATTCGTGAAGATTGCGAGACGGTTTGTTTCGAATCTGGCAAGACCTGTGATCTCATCTGCTGTTCCTATCACGTTTGAGAGGTCTAGGAAGTCAGCGCGGTTGGCTGTGGTGGTTGCGGTTTCCTCGTCTAGAAAGATTTGCTCGTCGCCATCGTTTGTGAATAGACGCGATACCCTGATCTCTGCGGGTAGGGTGGGTATTCCAGCTACATACAGTCGACCTTCAATGGCCACCCCAAAAGCTGGGGTGACTGTTGATGCGTTTTTGACGAAGCTGTAGCCATCAGTTGCATATATGGGAAAGCCAGCAGACATAAAGTTAAGTTTGCCTGCATAGATCACGGAACTTACTGGTTGGTTGGTTGAGTAAAGGTCGACTACACTTGCGTTAGAAAGCTCGGTGTACAGTGAAATGCTTTTACCATCTTGCACTGCGTAACCAAGACCTGTTCTGTTGACGAAGTTTTGATGAACTATTTCTCCTTCTGGTACTTTCTTTCTGACTTGTAATCCAGTGTCCCTAACGATTGTACCTGTCCACTTGGAGTGGCCGTTGTTGAGACGGAAGAGGGGCTGTTTCTTTCCGTCATCCATGCCGATGATTGGACGCGAACGGTCGATGCCCTTAAAGCCAAAGTAAGCCGAGAGGTTAGACTTTATAAGTGTGGGCGATTTGGTAGCCATTTAGATAGCCAGACTGCTTTGCGTTCCGTTCATCGTTTTCATTGGGTCAGTATTTTCTAGGCTAGTCATTTCGTGACGCACTGTTCCTTTGTATTTTCTGGAGTAAAGGATGCCGTTAAGATGTTTGGCAAACTCCATACGTGCGTTTGGATACTTGTCAGATACTTGTTGCTCTGCGTACAGAGCCAGTAAACCACGCACCATGATTGCATCTTCTATTGGTCTTATGTCGGTCTGTGATGTGTAATACTCGACTGGAATTTCGCTGTCGTTGTATGGGTGGCTGTTAACCATCTCTACAACTTCGTTTGCAAACTCGATCATCATCAGCACGACATCTCCAGTTACTCGGCGGGATGAGAAGTCACCAAAGCGTCGAAGAGCTATCGCCACAAGATTTTCTAGTGGCGCGTTTGGACTGCCTCTGAATACCTGAGGGGCCAACCTTGTGTCGGATGGAGCGTTCCGCGTTCCAACAGTCGGGTGAACGGGGGCAACCTTGGTTGTCGTGCTGGTTGTTGTCATTCGCTAGATACCAATCTGCCACTAGTAACATGGACATGTTTGAGAGCGCGTTCTGCAAGTTCTCTTGGAACATTGAACAGAACCTTTCCTCCTTGGGCGCGTACACCTCTGATCTTTGTGTCTTGGTCTAGGATGAGATCAAATTTTGCGCCGTGTGATTCTTCGGTAACTAGAACAAGATCTGATGTTTCCACGTCTGTAGAATTGCTTGCCTTGGCTTTCTTCGCGGCTTTCTTAACGACCTTTTGCATTGGGTCTTCTTCTGAGATGGGATCTGGCTGGGCGTTAGATCGCATTCCTTGAACAACATTCATTATAAATCTCCACGGTTACAAGTGCTTATGTGTGGCGCAGATTTACGGGTGTGTCGTCCCTAATGATCCTCGGATTTGGCTTGGTTAACTACCTTTTCGATTTTAAGGTATTCGATGCGTCTGTTTGGTACAAAGCGCCAAGTCACGCCTCTACCGTTGTTGATTTGGAACGTGGTTCTAAACAGTCCGATTTTGACTATTGTTGCGGCTTCTCCATCGATGTAAACGAATGAGCCTTCCTCAAATGCTGTGGCCATACGGAATGTCAGACCTTTTATGAAGGCGTCCATTGAGTCTTTGACCCAAAGACCAATGCCGATAGATACAGTGAGGGCCAGTAACGGGGCTACAAGGGAAACCATATCTATCGACATTTGGTTTATGTTGGCTATTTCATTCATCGGTTTGCTCTGGAGAGTACGCCTCTACATAAGAGTTGCATTGAGGGCAACTGAAGGTTGCTATAATGCCATCTCCTTCTAG